CCCGGAGTAAAAAGATTACCATCAGGAAGGATTGAATATCGTGGTACAACATTTGCAGGATTTAATAAACCTCGTAAGTCAACACGTCCAGAAAAGAAAGGGATGGTTCTTGCCAAAGAGGGAGATACAGTTAGAGTTATTCACTTTGGACAAAAAGGATATGGTCATAACTATTCTTCTACGGCACGTAAGTCATTTAAGTCTCGCCATGCTCAGAATATTAAAAAAGGTAAACTATCTGCTGCTTACTGGGCTGATAAAGTTCTTTGGGCTGGTAAGAGTGGGAGCAAGAAAAGCCCACCAAAAACTCAAAAGCATAAGAAACTAGGAAGGAAAGCATAATGGCTACTAAGTATGATAAAATGTCAATGAAAGAGTTAAAAAAAATAGTTAAAAGTATAGGATTTGAACCTGTACATAATGATGGAACACCTTTTAGTAAAGATGTTTTAGCTGATACTGTACATCAGTTTGATGGAGCAGGTTTGTTAAAAAGTACTGTAAAAAAATCAGCAGGTATGTCTGTAGGTAGAGCTAACTATCCGGGTAAGAAAAAACCAAAAGAAGTTCCTATGTATGACCCACGTACAACTACAGTAAAGAAAAAGAAAAAAATTGTTAAGAAAAAAAGTGGTGGTTCAGTTGGATGCCCTCATAATAGGTTATACTAATGTTTAATAAAATAGTTAAAACAGGTGCTAAAGCTTTAAACAAAAGTAAGAAAAATACTAAGACTTTAAGCAAGAAAGAGCAAACTCAACGTGGAATGGGTACGTCAAGTTCTTATCGCATAGGTAGTGCAACAAGAGGCAAACGTACTGCTGGTCAAAATAAAGAGTTGCAAGCTTCTAAAAAAAGACTTAAAATGTTAAAAGAAAAATATAAATATAGTCCTACATTTGACATTGCTGAAGAAATAGAAAGAATAAATAATAAGATTCAGGATATACGTAAGCGTACAGGTTTAAGGAAAGGGGGAGGTTCAGTTGGCTCTCATAACAGGCTTTATTAATGGCTATAAGTCGTTCATCCGTTGGGCAACAAATAATGAAGCCCGGAAAAAAGAAACAGGTCAAGAAAAAGAAAAACGCAAACGCCAAGCCAAAAATAAAAATAACTGAGTTGTTACAAAGACACCGTTCTGGTATGAAGATTGGTGCAACGAATTTAGCCCGATTAAAAGCAAGAGGTCTAGTAGCAAGAACTTCTGGAAAGTATAAGGGCAAGAAAAAAGATTTAGGTAATAGAGGTAAATCATAATGGCAACATCAGGCACATATAACTTCAATATGGATATAGACGAAGTTATCCAAGAAGCAACAGAAATGATTGGTGGTGAACAGACTCTTGGGCATGAGCCTAAGTCTGCACGTAGGTCTATTAATCTATTACTACAAGATTGGCAAAACCGTGGTGTAATGTTATGGACTGCTAATACTTCTGCAGTTACTCTTACAACTAGTGTAACTACTTTTACTCTTGCTTCCGCAACTATTGATGTACTTGAAGCTGTACATAATAGAGATGATAGAGATATTCAACTTGAACGTATTTCTATGCAAGAATATCTTAAAATACCTAACAAAGGACAAACAGGACGTACTACTCAATATGCAGTAAGGCATGAACGTGGTAATCCTATTGTACATCTTTGGCCTATTCCAGAAAATTCTACAGACCAAATTAAACTAGAACTTGTTTCTTATATGCAAGATGTAGATAAATCTGCAGTACAAAATGCAGATATCTCTCGTAGATTCCTTCCATGTTTAACTGCAGGATTAGCTTATTATATGTCAATGAAACGTCCCGGTGTAGAAGCAGGACGTATTACTATGATTAAACAAGAATATGAAGAAAGACTACAACGTGCTATGGATGAAGATAGAGAACGAGTTAGTATTTTCTTAAAGCCAAGGGTTATGATATAATGTCTACAGCAGGTAGAAAAAATGTATTAGCTATTTGTGATACTTGTGGATTTAGATATAAACTAAACCAACTAAAAAAGAATAGTATGGGCATGATGCAATGTCCAACAGATTATGATGGTACATATGATTTAAAAAGCCATCCTCAAAATAAATCACCTCGGATTGAAGAAAAGTATTTTATCCGTGATGCAAGACCTGAAGGTGATGGTGGTATTAATTTACAGTGGCAACAAGCTACTACTGTATGGAACAATAACTTAAAGTATTGGAATTTAATATAATGAGTTTAACAGGAAAACAAATAGCAAATTCATATAAAGATTTGCTTCAATTTCAAAATAATAATGCAGGTGTCTATAATGCATCTACACCTCTTACTGTAAGAGATGGTGATGGTTATTCAACACCTTTACAGCTTTCTCAAAACACTGTAAATATTAATGGTGATTTTCAATATAATGGAATAACTCTTACTACAAATGTTTCTGGTCTTAATGCAGCAGCCGCAGGTTCTTCTTTAGTAACTGGTATTGTTGCAGAAGATGGCAGTACAAAATATGGTAGAACTCTTACTGCTTCTACAGGTGTAACAATTACTAATGCAGACGGTACTGCAGGTAATCCTACATTTGCAATTGCAAACACTTCTGTTTCTGCTGGTTCTTATGGACCTATGAATACAATTACTATAGACGCACAAGGTCGTATTACAGATGTAACTGCCACAACAACTATTTCTGCTAATGCGTTTATTGGTGGTACACTTTCTGGCTCTTCTCTTTATGTAGAAAATAATGTATCTGTTTCAGGCACTATGGCAATAGCTGGTAATACAAATATTTCAGGTACAGTTTCTATTGCAGGAAATACATCTATAGGTGGTAATTTAAAAGTAGGTGGTGACTTTGGTGTATCAGGTTCAACAAGTATTTCAGGTAATCTTACTGTAGACAATATTACAACAAGTATTGTTAGTGCAACATTCTTATATGGTGATGGTTCTAATATTACTGGTCTTGCAGGCGCAGGTACTATGACTGCTTTAAAAAGCGGAACTGGAATACATTTAACAGAAAATGGTGTAACAACTACTGGTATTACTGGTTCAGGTACAGTTGCTCTTAATACAAATCAAACATTTGGAGTTGTTAGTGCAACATCATTTGTTATAGGTGGTGATAATGTTGCAATGTCTGCTACAGTTGCAAGTCTTTCTGCAACTATGGCAACATCTATTGGAAATAGTAATACAAATATAACAGCAAATGCTAATGCAATAACATCTATTAATACTGTAGTTGCAGGAGTAAGTGCTCTTACCTCAGTAAATACAGCAGCAATTACATCTATTAATACTGTAGTAGGTAATTTATCTGCAACTATGGCAACTAGCATTAACAATAGTAATACTAATATTACAACAAATACTAATGCTATTACATCTATTAATACTGTAGTAGGTAATTTATCTGCAACTATGGCTACATCTATTAATAATAGAACAACAGCTATAACTTCCATAAATACTGTTATTACAAATTTATCTGCAACATTAGCTACATCAATTGCTAATGCAGATAATTCTTCTGCTATTACATCTATTAATACTGTTATTACAAATTTATCTTCTACATTAGCAACAAGTATAAATAATAGTAATACTAATATTACAACTAATATAAATGCAATAACATCTATTAATACTGTAGTAGATAATTTATCTGCAACAGTAGCAACAAGTATTAATAATAGAACTTTAGCTATTACATCTATTAATACAGTTATAACAAATTTATCAGCTACTATGGCAACAAGTATTGGTAATCATCTTCCTTTAGCAGGGGGAACTTTAACTGGTGGAGTAATTGCAGCTACACAAACTGTATCTGCAAATGCAACAACTACTCCTGACTTTGGCTCATATACTAATTTTGTTTGGACATTAGATGGCAATTTAACATTGGGTAATCCTACAACAGAAGCAGGGGGAATGGGCGGTACATTTGTCTTTATACAAGATAGCACAGGTAGTAGAACTTTGTCAGTAGGAAGTGAATATAAAACAGTAGGTGGAAGCATTACATTATCTACAGCAGCAGGTTCAGTAGATGTTGTACCATATTTTGTACAAGTAACAGGAACTGTATTGCTAGGTTCTCCATCTCTTGCTTTAGCTTAATCTTAGGAGTTATTCAGTATGTCATTAGTTAATAGTCCGTTTTTTCTTTCACAAGGTGTAACAGCAGATGTTGCAGGACAATCTTTACGTTTCGAGGAGGATGACAGTGCCTATTTGTCACGTACACCAAGTACTGCTGGTAATCGTAAAAAGTTTACGATTAGTGCATGGGTAAAAAGAGCTAATCTTTCAAGTGGGCAAGATATCATCATGCAGTGTGGCACTGAAAGCGGTGGAAATCAACGTGCTTGGTTCTACTTTACAGGCTCAGATACGTTAACATTTATGTTTGGTAACAGTGCTAGTAATAGCGTTGGTTACGAGTATTACACAGATGCAGTATTTCGTGACCCGTCTGCTTGGTATCATGTCGTAGCGGTTATAGATACCGACAATACTAACGAATACAATAATACTGCCGGAACAAACAGAATAGAAATTTATGTGAATGGCGAGTTTCAAACTCTTGTAAGATATCGAAGCGCTGTGCCTAGCGGCTATGCTAACGGCAGAATTAACTCGACTATAGAACATTATATAGGTAGAGGGTACTATGCTGGATATTCAGATTTTTATCTAGCCAACTATACCTTTCTTGACGGACAAGCTTTAGGCCCAACCAACTTTGGCGAATATTCTGATACACTATGGAAGCCTAAAGCTGACTCAGCTATTCAAGCACTTACCTTCGGAACAAACGGGTTCTACCTACCATTTAAGCAAACTACTGAGGCTGAAGGTTTTTCGGCAGTAAATTATATTGGTAATGGTTCAACTAATGGAATTGAAGGTATTGGCTTTAAACCAGATTTGTTATGGATAAAATCAAGAAATGATACAAGTCATCATAATCTTTATGATTCAGTTAGAGGCTTGTCAGCTGGTACATTAATGTCATCTTCAGCTAATGCAGAAGATTCAGTACAAAGAATTGTAAGTTTAAATTCTAGTGGTTTTACAACTTCACCAATAAATTATAGCTATACAAATACTTCGGGATATCCATATATAGCTTGGGCTTGGGATGCTGGTGATAACTTAGCTGCTACAGGATTTACAGCTGTTACTTACAACGGTACAGGCACGAAGCAAAGTATAAGTGGTTTAGGTTTTGAACCAGATTTATTGTGGATAAAAAACAGAATAGGGGGTAATTCACATTATCTTTATGATTCAGTTAGAGGCATAAATAAAGGCATATCAAGTAATTCAAGCGGTTCGGAAGATACTAACTCTAGCCAGCTTGCAGGTTTTGATGCTGATGGATTTACTGTTCCCGATGATTCAGCAGGATATAATAATTATTCAGGACGTAAATATATAGCTTGGGCTTGGGATGCTGGGACTGGTTCTATTGTAAGTAATACAAATGGTACTATTTCTAGTTCTGTTAAAGTTAATACAGCAAAAGGTTTTAGCATAGCTACCTACATAGGTAATGCTACCGATGGTGCAACTATTGGGCATGGTCTGTCACAATCTCCAGATATGATTATTGTTAAAGACAGAACAAACTCTGCATTTTGGAGAGTAATGCACAAAGATATAGATTATACTAATGACACACTATACCTTGATGCTGATTATGGAGAAACAGCAGATGATAGAGTTAAGGCTTTTAGCAGCACTACCTTTACAATAACAGGTGGTGGGGGTGTCAATGGCTCTGGTCGTAACCATGTAGCTTATTGTTTTCACGGTGTTTCAGGTTTTTCTAAGTTTGGTTCTTATTCTGGTACAGGTTCTGCTGGCAATGCAATAACAGGTCTAGGTTTTCGTCCTGCTTTTGTTATGATTAAAAGAAAAGATGCTGCAGATAATTGGGTTATGTTTGATAATGTTCGTGACCCTATTAATTCAGCAGAAAAATATTTATTAGCAGATTCTGCTAATGCAGAGGCAACATTTAGCACTGTAAAGATAGATTTCGATAGCGATGGGTTTACTTTGCAAGGTTCTGCAAACAACATTAACAATGCTAGTGGTACATATATTTATATGGCTTTTGCTGGTGGTCAGGATTTGGTATCACCATTAAACACTAATGGTACTATTGATAGCCGTGTTAAAGCAAACACCGCAAAGGGTTTTAGCATAGCCACTTACACAGGAAACGGTTCGTCAGGAGCTACATTTGGTCATGGGCTAGGTGTTACGCCAGATATGGTAATTGTTAAGCGTAGGGATGGCGCAAACTCTTGGCAAGTTTATACTTCTATATTAGGGGCTACAAAGTTTTTAGAGTTACATTCAACTGGTGGAGAACAAACAGCCACAAACAGATGGAATGATACTGCTCCTTCATCTTCAGTAGTTACATTAGGTGATAACTCAAATGTAAACAGTAATGGTGGAACTTGTGTAGCATATTCATTTGCATCAATCACAGGCTATTCAAAAATTGGGTCTTATAGTGGTACAGGATCTTCTGGCAATAGCATTACTGGATTGGGCTTTAAACCAGCATTTCTAATGATTAAACGCACTGATACTTCTTCGTCATGGTCAATGCATGATAGCACAAGGAATGTAAATAATCCTAGAAATTCATCTGTATGGGCTGAAAGTAATTCATCTGAAGGTACTAGTAGTGATTATAATATTAATTTTGATAGTGATGGTTTTACAATTAACACATCAAATGCGGCAAGAAATGCTTCTGGTGGAAGCTATATTTACATGGCCTTTGCCGATACCAGAAATGCCACCTTCTTTGGCGATACCAGCGGCAATGGCAACAACTGGACACCCAACGCCCTGAACAATACAGATGTCGTGCCTGACAGCCCTGTGAGTGGCAGTAACTTTGCTGTGATGAATCCGTTAGACAATATAGGCACATCTAACTTTTCTGAGGGCAATCTAAAGGTTGGCAGTTCTACTGGCTCAGATCAACAAAAAACTCGGTCAACATTTTCTGTGTCTCAAAACTTTTATTTTGAGGCTTACAGGGTTGACGGTGGAACACAAAACTTTAATGTTGGTGTAGCTACTGCAACAGCAGATATTGGAAGCACTAGTAATACAGGAGTATATACAAAAAACTATTCTGGTGGTGCTGGCGATGTTCTTATGTTTGCTTATTCAGCTACTGCCAATGCTTTGTGGACAGGTATAAATGGAACTTGGGATAATTCAGCTACTGTTGCTGAGATTGAGGCTGGTACAACTACAAACGCAACACATACTAGTATAGCAGACGAGCCTATTGCTGCAGTATATATTGACCAAGCAAGTTCATACTCTGGCAGAATTATATTTAACTTTGGTCAGGACAGTTCCTTTGCCAGCAATTCTACACCGCAGGGGAACACAGATGACGGTGGCGTGGGTGACTTCTTTTTTCAGCCACCTTCGGGCTACCTTGCGCTGACCACTGGCAATCTGCCTACGCCTACTATTACTACGCCAGACGAGTATTTTAATACTGTACTTTATACTGGTAACAGCACAACAGGCCATGCAATAACTGGTGTTGGTTTCCAACCTGATTGGACATGGATTAAACTTCGCAACGGTGCTTCTGGTCATAGACTTGTTGACTCTGTTAGAGGTACTACAAAATACTTAGATGTTAGCGGAACAGCAGCAGAAACGACAGAAACTGACAGGGTTACTAGCTTTGATAGCGATGGGTTTACATTAGGAAACTCAGCTACAGTTAATGGTGGATTTAACTATGTTGCATGGAACTGGATTGCTGGCGGCAGTTCTCCAAGTAAAACTTATACAGTAAAAGTAGTTTCAGATAGTGGAAATAAATATAGGTTTGATAATTTTGGTACAAGCGCAGTAACTTTAGATTTACAAGAAGGTGGAACATATGTGTTTGACCAATCTGATAGTAGTAATTCTGGACATCCATTAAGATTTTCTACTACATCAGATGGAACACATGGAGGTGGTTCAGAATATACAACTGGTGTTACTACAACAGGAACTCCGGGTACAGCAGGTGCAAGTACAACTATTGTTGTTGCTGCAGGCGCACCAACTCTTTATTATTATTGTTCGGTTCACTCTGGAATGGGTGGTCAATCAAACACCAATTCTGAATTTGGCTCAAGCAATTTTGCAGGGGATATACAGTCAAGAGTTTCAGCAAATACCAAGTCTGGGTTTAGTATAGTATCGTGGACTGCTGACGGTAGTACCGATAACAGAGTGGGACATGGGCTTAGTTCTACCCCTGAACTAATTATATATAAAGAGCGTTCAGCAGCTGGTAACTGGAATTTGTGGACAACTGAAATAGACGGAACAAACGATGTTCTTTTTTGGAATCTTAGTGCTGCTGGTCAAAACGTATCAGGTTCATATACAAGCCCTACTGCTACTACAATTAGTACTTACGGTTATACAAGTGGAAATACTATGATTGCATATTGCTTCCATAGTGTTGAAGGTTTTTCCAAAATAGGCTCATACACAGGAAACAATAGCGCAGATGGACCTTTTATTAATACAGGTTTTACCCCTGCATGGGTTCAGACAAAAGATTTTGACAGGGCAGCAATGGTTTGGGGTATGTTTGATAATAAGCGTGAAACTTTTAATGTTCGTGAAAATATGATGACAACGACAACTGCGGCAGAGCCTTATTCAACAACATCAGACATAGACTTTTTATCTAATGGGTTTAAATTTAGAGATGGGTCTTCTAGTTGGAATAATTACTTAACTGATACATATTTTTATTGGGCTTTTGCGGAAGCTCCATTTTCAAAAGCTAACGCCAAATAGGAGAAAATTATGGCATGGAAATACGAGCATAAAACTATTCGACTTGGTATGGGCTGGACAGATAATAATGGTTATCAACATCCTGCTAACTGGGGTACTTGGTCTGCGGAACAAAAAGCAGATAAAGGATTGGTATGGGAAAATAACCCTACACCTTATGATAATAAATTTTATTGGGGTAGAAATGCAGATGATAGCCTTATTCCAAAAGCTTTGGACGATGTAGTTAATCTTGACCCTGAAACTTCTGTAACTGTTACTGACGATAATGGTTTTCCTATATATACAATAGGATTAAAAACAAAATTTAAAAGACAAATAAATACTACTGCTAACAATTTACTTCAACCTACTGACTGGATGATTATTGCAAATACAGAAAGAAGTAGAACTATTAATACAAGTGTAACAGAATATCGGGCAGCAGTAGTATCTTGTGCTACACAAATTAAAACTGCAATTGATGCTTGTACTTCTATTGGTGATATTGTTGTTTTATGGGAAGCACCTACAACTGTATCTAATGGGGTTACTAAAAATGAAGGCAATCAGCCTATTAATAATTGGCCTACTGTATTAAATAAGGTTTAATGCTATGGAAATAAGTGCAATGTTATTTTGGAATATTATTTTAACAATAGTTATTGCTCCTGCATTTTGGGCATTTAAACAAATGTTTAGTGAAGTAAAACGTATACAAATTCTTCTTAATAAAACAAGAGAAGAGTATGCAACAAGAATGGAACTACGAGATGATATGCAACAGGTAATGGCTGCATTACATAGAGTAGAAGATAAACTAGACAATCTGTTGTCTAAAAAGTAATTTTATTATATAATTAGAATAATGTAAATTTATAAGGATATATTATGGCATCTTCATATACTAGTAGAATTAGATTAGAAAAACAAGCGGATGGTGAAAATCCAAACTCTTGGGGTGATATTCTAAACCAAAATGTTATTGAACTATTGGATGATGCCATTGGTTCTTATACAACCGTTGGCACTGCAGGTGTACAATTAGTTAATGATAACACACTTACAACTAATGATGGTAATCCTGACCAAGCTCGTTCTGCAATGCTTGAACTACTTGGATTCGTAGTTAGTGCATCTGCAGCTAATATTGTCTTACCTGCTCAGTCTAAATTTTATATTGTACATAATGAAGTAACACAATCTTCTGCAACTGGTACTTTACGTATTATTAATGCAGGAGCAACTGCCACTGGTTTTACTGTACCTACTTCTACTGCTGGTACTTCTACTTTTTTAATTGCATCTGATGGTGTAAATGTGTATGGCCTTGACTCTAAAGGTTTAGGCTTTGGTGATGCAACAGATAGAAATGTATTAACAAGTGTTGGTGAAATTCAAACAACAACTGTTGACCCTATAACTTCTGTTACTGCAACAGGTAATTTAGTATTTATTGCTAATACCACTACTGTTGAACCTAAACTTATGGCTTTGTCTACTACTGACATTCGTTATGTTAATTCTAGTATTGGATATTCAAATGTAATTGGCTCAGATAATGAATTTAATAGTCAGATTAAAGTAAGTGCAGGTTATGCTTTTTCACCTCTTGTAACTATTGCAGTTTCGGATACAAGTATTTTTGCAATTAATATGCAAGCAGGTAATAACTTTGTATTCCAAGTAAGTGTAAACAGTACACTAAGGCAACCAGATAATATTAACGTAGGACAACAAGGTATTATTTATGTAATTCAAGATGGAACTGCTGGTAGTAAAACACTTTCATTTGCTAACGATTTTAAATTTAATAATGGTACAGTTCCAACAATAACAACATCTATTAGTGCAGTAGATTTACTTGCATACTCTGTACGTAGTGTAGAAATATCTGCAAGTGTAACAACTGCATTTATTGACATGGTAGCAATTCAAAACATGAAAAGGTAAGTTATGGCTTCTACAGCAGGAAGACTTACTACTCTTAATTTTGAACCCGGTTTTCATAGAGAATCTACCCAATATTCTGAAAAAGGAAAATGGTATGATGGAAACAGGGTACGTTTTAGAGAAGGTAAGCCAGAAAATTTAAGAGGTTATACCAAAGCAGTGTCTGATAATTACACTGGTATTGCTCGTGACTTGCTTACATGGTCAGATAATGATACTAAAAAACTTATGTCTTTTGGTACAGAAAAGTTTCTTTATGCTATACAATCTTCAGAACTATTTGATGTAACTCCATTTGTCTCTGCAATATCTTTGACAAGTGTAATGAGTACACAATTAAACTCACCTCTTGTTAGTATTAGTATTACTAATCATGGTGTATCTGTAAATGATAGAATATTTATTACTTCTGCTACTTCTATTGGTAATAGTGGTATTATTCTTGATGGTGAATATTCTGTAGTTGCAGTTGCAGGTTTAAATACTTTTACTATTTCTGCAACAACATCTGCGGCAGCTACTTATACAGACGGTGGTACGGCAGATTTAGAATTTATTCTTAATGTGGAAGGTACTATTCCTGTACAGGGAACTGGTTATGGAGCAGGTGTTTATAATGCTGGAACATCTACCACTGGAGGTAGAGCATGGAATAGACCTGCTGCTGCAGGTGCTGTTACTTTTCTTAATTCTCAATGGACTTTAGATAACTGGGGAGAAGACTTAGTAGCTTGTCGTAGAGGGGGTAGAATTTATCATCTTGATGTAGATGCTTCTGTAACACCAGAACGTGCAGTAGTTATATCTGCTTCTCCTTCTGTTAATAACTATATTCGTGTGTCTCCTAATGATAGGCATCTTGTTTCTTATGGTTGTAATGAGTTTGGTACAGGTGAATATAATCCTATGCTAGTTCGTTGGTCAGACCAAGAAAACTATAATAACTGGACACCTTCTATTTCTAGTACATCAGGTGAAGTTATTCTTACTGGCGGTACAAAAATTATGGGAGCAATACGTTCTCGTAATGGTATTCATATTTGGACAGACAATGCAATGTTTATCCAATCTTTTTCAGGTCCACCTTTTATATTTAACTTTCAAAATGTAGGTACTAATTGTGGATTAATTGCACCTCATGCAGCAATTGATGTTGATGGTGTATCTTTCTGGATGGGTGATAATAACTTTTATGCTTTTGATGGTAGAGTAAGAGAACTAGATTGTACTGTACGTAGATATCTTTTTGATAGCTTTAATATGGTAAATAAAGATAAAGTATTTGCAGGGGTAAACTCTGAGTTTAGAGAAATTATTTGGCTATATCCTTCTGCAACTTCTCAAGAACCAGATTCATATGTAATATATAATGTTGCAGAAAATACATGGGTATTTGGTACATCTTTCTATAGTACATTTGCTGACCGTAGTATTTTTGATAATACTATTGCAACTGGTAAAGTTTCTGCTACAGCAAATAATCATGTGTGGAATAATGAACCAGATAATGTATATACAGGAGATGGTAAAATACTTTCATCTTTTATTGAATCTGCATCTTTTGATATTGAAGATGGAGATAAAATATTATTTGTAGATAGAATTATACCTGATTATAAATTTACTAATAATGGTAATCTTCAGTTTTCTATTAATTTTCAAGAATATCCAAATGGAACAGCAACTACAAAAGGTCCATTTACTGTTAATAGTTCTACAAAGAAAATTGATTTAAGAGGTAGGGGAAGACAAGCAGAAATTATAGTGTCTGCAAGTTCTGATAGTTCATGGCGTTGGGGTAAGGTAAGAGCTAATGTACAACCAGATGGTGAACGATAATGCCTAATTATCCTAAACTTCCTAACTACTCTATGGCAAAGACTATGGATGCTGTACAAGTTTATACTGAGTTACAGCAATATACAGATACATTAACTTTTGAACTTGATGTTAGAGATGAAGAAATAAATAGTAGACCTTCAACTAAAGTATATAGTGTAGTTACTGTTACTGAAATAGGCAGACCTTCTCCGGGAGATATTGCATTTTCTTTAGGTGAAGAAAAGTTTAAAGGATATGTAAGTAGTACAGGATGGGTAAATTTAAACTAATGACTAAAGAAGAATATTTTAATTTAATTAATAATAGTACCTATGTTAGCAATGTAAACAGTGGAACTACTGTAACAACTGACTATTTTGGAACTAAAACTGTGCAAGGTATGGCATATAATCTTGGTTCGTTGTATAATAAAAGCAGTAATTTCCAAGCAGATATGACTAAAGCACAATCAAATTACATGACACCAAATAAGGCAAAACTATAATGGCATATTTTACAAACAGACAAGCACCTCAAAGCGGAATAGCAAATTTACTTGCTATGAAAGGTCGTATGGGTGATACAGAATTAATACATATGTCTAAGCCAGAAATAAATATGCTACGGTCAATGGGTAAACTTACATCTAATCCTATAACAGGATTACCTGAAGCTTTTAATTTAGAAGAAGCAATGAGTGGTTTATCAGGACTTATTAACAAAGATATGACTGGTAAAGAGGCAATGCAGGAATTAATAAACTTTGGGCGTAATAAAATAGCCCAATTTAATGAACCACCAATTCCTGAGCCTACAATGCCTGTACAGCCACAAGTGCCTATGCCGGGTATGATTCCTAATGAGCCTATGCAGATGCCACCTCAGCAGCCTTTAAACGAAGGAAATTTTTCTAATCAAGGTGGAATTGCAGCACTTGCAGGGGGTAAACGCCCATTTGAAGGAATGTTAGACGTAAAACGTGGTGGTGGTTCTATGGACGGTATGTCTGACGATATTTTATTTAAAGTTAAAGGTGACCCAGTTATTGATAAAGCACTTCTTAGCAGAGATGAATATGTAATACCTGCCGATGTAGTATCTAATATTGGTAATGGTTCATCTGATGCAGGTGCAGAAAAGCTAGATAAATTTTTAGGAGATGTTCGTGAAGAGTCAACAGGAACACGAAAACAAATTAAAGAAATTGACGGAGACAAAATGTTAAGGGAGTTAGCCTAATGGTTGCACAATACACACCACCAGAAGATTATAAATCTGGTTTAAAGGAAATTTTAGGAGAAGCAGGTAAAATTTACCAGCAGCAAAAAGCTGCAGGGTATCAAACCTATCAAGGTCCTCAGATTGCAGGATTTGCTCCTGAAGAACAAGCAGCCATGCGTGGGATTGCAGGACTTGTAGGTACAGGACAGCAATATTTTAATCCTGCAACTGCTTTACAAATGGGTGCAGCACGTCAGTTTACTCCTACTGAAGCTGCTACTTATATGTCTCCTTACCAACAAGCAGTAGTAGATGTTGAAAAACGTGAAGCTTCTCGTTACTTTCCACAACAGATGCAACAAATTGGAGCACAGGCCGTAGGTGCAGGTGGCTATGGTGGTTCACGTCAAGCAATCCTTGAAGCCGAAACATTACGTAACCAAGCACAACAGTTAGGAGATATTCAAACTCGTGGTTCTCAACGTGCATTTGAAGATGCAAGAAAAGCATTTGAACAACAAATAGGTCGTGAACGTGGAACTGCAAGTGCTCTTATGCAACTAGGACAAACAGTACCACAGCAAGCAATGACAGAATTATCTGCTCTTGCAGGTGTAGGTGAAGCACAACGTGGTATGACACAAGCAGGACTTGATATTGCAAGACAAGAATATGAAAGACAATTAAACTTCCCATATGAAGCTCTTGGACAATACCAATCTACTGTATATCAAATGCCTCTACAAGGCTTTTCAAGATATCAACCTGTAGCTAAACCTTCTTCTGCACAAAATCTTGCAGGTATTCTTGGTGCAGTAGGTAAAATTGCAGGTCCTAGTGGTTTTGGATTATTTAAGGAAGGTGGTCATGTAGCTTTCCGTTCACAGGGTGGACTATCAGGACTAACTCAAAAACTTGCAGCAGGTTCAGGACTGGGAAGCAAGCGTGGTTACTTTTCTAATATGCAAGAAGGACAAGTAGTAGAACAAGAAGAAGATACAACTGAACAGACAATAAGTCCTAAAGCTGCTTTACTAGAATCTTTATTAAAAATGCAAACTGGTTTGTCTGATTATCAAAAACAATTACAAGAAACTACAGAAGAACAGCAACGTCTAGCAACAGAAAAAAAAGCTAGGTTAGAAAAACAAGCAGGACCTGCTGAATATATATCTGATTTGCTACTAGGTTATGCTTCAGCAGACCCTGAAAAAGGAACGGCTGGTCAGATTGCTGAAGCTGCAATGTATGCAGATGAACAAAAACAAGCAATACAAAGTGAATTAGAACAGATTGAAGCAGACTTAGCTTCTGGAAAATTAACTCAAGCAGAAGCCGCTATTAAGTTACAGCAACTTCAGGCATCTACTCTTGGAGATGTTATTGAAGCTACAGATTCAAATACTATAGATGCTACAACATATAATGCTTTAGCACGTCAGTCTGCTGCAAGAGCAGGTGTAACATGGAATGAACAAACACAATCTTATGAAGGTAGTGCTGCTCAAGCACAAGAAGCTGCACAACTTTTAGAAGATGCTTTATCTGCATTTGAAACAGGCGGCTTTAAAGGTGCTCAAAGAACAATTACAATTGGACCTAAAGTTTCTGATATAGGTAATGGTGCTGGTGGTGCTAATAGCATTGATGTAACAGAAACTGAAACAGGTAAAAAAGCTGACGAGTTAATTCAAGGATTAGAATAATAAATGGCTATTGCTCCTAATACACAAGAGTTTTATAATTTAAAACAAAGTGTAGAATCAGAAATAACTACTGGTAATATTAAAACCAAAGCTCAATTGAAAGAGTTTTTGGAAGCACAGAATATTAACTTTGATAAGTTTATGTCTGTAGATAAGGAGTATGAACGTAGAAAAAAAGCAGGTACTCTTACAGAAGACACTACATTTGACCTTGGTAAAATTGTAGGTTCTGCAGTTGGTAAAGCAGCAAAAGATGTAGGTCAAGTAGGTGGCGATGTAATAGAATTTATTGGTGGTAAGGAAACAAGAAAAACTGTAGAAGGAGCTTTCCAAGATGCAGCAAACTTTCTTGACGAAACACTACCTACAGAAATAACTTATGCAGCTAAAGAAACATTTGACCCTCGTGTAAATTTAGGTGAAGACGTAGCTGCTGAGATAGGTTCTTATGCTGTTCCTGCTGCTGGTCTAACAAAGGCTACAAAGTTTATTAAACCTAAAACAAGAGCAGGTAGGTTAGCAAAAGGTACAGGTATTGGTATAGGTGCAGATGTATTGTCTCGTGGAGAAGACGAAACATTTGTAACAGAGTTTGCTGCACTTGTTCCAGAAAGCGAAGAAGTTTTACAGCAATTAGCTATTGACCCTGATGACGGTGTAGCAGAACGTAGACTAAAACAAATAGTAGACTCT